CAGCAAAATTGTGCAAAGCAGTAGTTAAAAATCCCAAGAGTTGGTATTCTTGCAACCCGTGCTTGAAATTCTCATTATTCATTAACTTAATATAATCATATATAATAAGGCAGGGGTTCGCCCCCCCGCTATTATTAAACCCTACCGTTTTTGACAGCCACCGTCGCGCTATAGAGATTATAGCCTGTGGAGCCAGTCCGGCCACTGAAAAGTGATCAATTCGAAGTTGTTCGATATGGTTTTGACATGACCAGATTGCTTCAGATTCATGGGGATTATTAACAAATTGACCGGTTTCAACGCGATTAAGTTCTACGCCAGACACCAAAGAGGATAATCTATGAAGCTGGATGTCACTGGTCATTTCGGTATCCAAATAAAGAACTGGGATTCCGTTTTCGGCTAAATTGCGGGCAACATTCATACAAAAGAAACTGTTATGACTAATGATACCGTTTGTTATAAAACTATGTCCATCGGGAATGTAAAAATCTGATGTCCAAGCTTTTCCGTTAGATAATTTAGTAATTTTATCAAAGAATAAATGAGAATCAATTAATGATTCGATTTCTTTATATTCTGCTAAACTTTTATATTCAGTAAGTTGATTTAATAATCGTTGGACCACATCTCTTCGAGCCAATCTATCCCCTCGAATCCAAGCATTAACGGTATCTCTCATATCCACCCTATGTCCTGGGAAAAAATATCCACGATCTTTTTGGATAGCAATTTTCAATTTAGTTAAAATCACGGACAAATTCGGAACTGTGTCGTTTTTGGTTGATGATTTTCTTAAACACCATTTCTCCAATAATTGTTGTTTTCTTTCGATTCGAAATCCGATTAAATCACGAAAAATTCTGGCCGATTCTACATTCTGTATGGCAATTTCCCAATATGGACGAGACTCGGTATGATTTGGGGGGATAATATGTCGAATTCTAGTTTTGGATAATATTCCTAAATTCAATAACATAGCTTTTAACTGGATAGCTAATTTTTGTGAATTGGTAGTGGCAGTTATTCCCTCGGTTTCTACACACCCGTCAGCATCAAAATAACCAGATAACATTTTACAAACAGCTTGTTCGTTAGCCATCCGTACATATTTCGGGAATATCTTATAATGTTGGTCATCATAAAATCCCCATTGGTATATTTGTTTAGCAATTTTAACCCTGCAACATCGGACACGAGTGCGAGTTTCCGTACCTATATCCCCCCCATAACGATTAATAAATTTCTTGAATTGTTGCCGACATATCTCATCTATGTTACTCAAATCCACTATTTGTTCATTGATACATCCATCTCCAACGAGTAAACCAATTACGTATGCATCATCATGGTTTATATCGTTGGTCCCCCAATATCTGTCTCCTCTGCGGCATACAAGATAATCCCCTAATTTTAAATCTTCTGAATTTCTCCACTTAATGGTTCCATCAACATCTAAAATTCGTACTGGATGATTGGGTGTGGATGACAATGTGTTACCATATCGTGTCTGTATTTTAATGATATTCCCGAATCCATTATTCCACCAATATTCTGGAAATTTTTCATGACCATCAGCATTTAATAATTTAATATTAGAACATAGCTGAGGTAGGGCTTGTAGAAAATTTTGATTTTTAGCATAATACATCTCATATGGCATAAGAACGCCATGGCTAGTTAATAATACTGTTCCGAATGAATTTACACATTTGCCCCGCTTAGCTCTAGCTCCAACAACGTTAACAGTAGCAGGTCTTAATCCTCCACCTATTGCATTATCCCAAGCGGTAAATCCAGTAGGAAGTCCGACGATGTCTTTTGGCGATTTTGACAATGCCGTCATCACCTTTTTAAATCTCTGTCCAAGAGATACTACATTGGCACCTTGAGCCATGATCTTACCCGTAAAGTCAAATATTGGTTCTTCAATTTGACTTATGATATCGTCTATATTTTCTGCACCTGTGATCTTTTTCAGATTTTTTTGAACAGTGGCCGCTGCTAAGTATCCACGCCGCGCCAATGAAAGTTTGTATACTGCCACAACTAATGACAGAATATTTTCTTTCGACGAGCTAGTTTCATCCATAATTGCTTCAAGATATTCAGAGTGTTTACCACCACTGGTGAAATCTTTATATCCAAGAATTTTAGCTGTTGCCTGTATAGTTGGAATATCAAATGTTTTGGCATTTTCCTGGTGGACTAGATGGGCAAGAATCTTAAAAAGTTCCTGATTGGATATCCAATAGAAATCTTGAACACCAACAATGTCTTCAATCTCACAGAAAGTGTTGACCCCGTGAGTAGTAATCCCAGCCAAAATAGCTCGTTCCATACCACTGTCTTGTAAGATGGCATTATTTTTATTACCCATCGGATTAATCTACTTTTTCCTTGCTCTAAGGCATCTACGGCATTTTTGACCTAATTCCCCGTCTGGACGATCTGATTTAAAAGTCTCTTCGCATTCATTGCAAGTAACATCAAATACATGGGGTGTTTGTCGATTGAGTTTGACCTTATTTTGTTCGGCCTTTGCAGCTTTGATCTTATTAACTTCAATTTCTTTAGAACTAGGATCATTTGTAATCAATTGTGTTCCACGAGATTCTTGTGTAACAGGAGTATTAATTTGACCATCTAGAATTAATGTTGTATCTTCTCCATCTTTTATTCCTGGTTTCATTTTCTTTTTTCTTTTCTTGTTAGGGCGATCACGTTTCACTTTTGATGATACTCTAGGGGGAATTTCATCTGGATACTGCTTAACTTCTACTGGAAGTGTCTGAAGCTGGGGAATTACTTCTAAAGCAATAGACGCTGTAGTGTAAATTTCTAATAACGCCTTTTCAGCATCGTCCATAACTTTCGTTGTTGGCGGAGGAAGTATTTGACCGGTAAGCTTTTCATATCCTTTACAAACTACTTTCCAGTTTCCATTGCGTATGCCGTCTGCTATATATTCTATTGGACTCATTTATTATTTCCCTCCTGATACCTTGCTCTTACAAGACCACTAATACTTTGCCCTATCAATTCAATGCGACGCGCGAGATATTGTATTCGCTCAAGTCTTAATTCAGCTTGCCTTACCCAATTATTCAATTTAGGTCGATCGTCCCCTAATAAGCGATTTATAACTTGATTTGACCATTTTAAAAATGTCTGACATTCATTGGCCTTTTGTTGTAAAAATAATCCGTATTGAGCTAATATGACCGCATCTTCGGTTAAATCTACAGATGATCTTTCTCGGAGCCTTTCACGTGTAAATTCAAGGATAGTTTCAATTTCTGTATGGGCTGGCTGATATTGTGGCAATCCAAGGGCTGTAATCCATTGATTAAGTTGTTCTTTATAAGTTATTACTTCTTCCTTGAGATTACTCATCATAAATTTCCAGTAATTTAAACCCGTTTAATTTACACAACTTTCTCTTACGACAATCTCTCTCCTGTTGATTATGAAAATCCCGTTTCGTTTTATGAAAATGTTTAATATGTTTTGTATGCTGCACGCCCATACATTCTATAATCAGATAGAGTGAAGGTATGAAAAAATCAAATATTAAATTTTCTCCAGGAACAAAAACTTCCTCAAAAATCGTATCATGAGGATACTGCTCTGTTAATTGTCTTCCAATTTCATGCTGAAATTTAGATTTTGATTCAGCGCGTAAATGTTTTCCCTTTAATTTTAATTTTACTATTTTTCCATTTAGAATAAGAATTTCCACTCTACACCGCAACATCTTGATAATTTAATCTGGCCATAACACCAAGTACCCCATCGAACAAAACACATTCAACACCAGCTTCTTGCAGCGTTTCCCAACCATATTTAATACTTTCTACCCAGTTATTGTGATCAGATGCTAAAGCCATAAGTTGGGCATGTCCAACGACTCGCTTGATACCGGCTTGAACAATAGCTTTTGCACATTCTGAACAGCAGAAAAATGGACAATATAAAATCGCGTCTCTAGTATTCTTTCCGTGTCGGGCTGCATTAAATACAGCACCATTTTCAGCATGAACAATTAAACGATATTTTATCGATCGATCACTGAGGCGAGGTTGTGTTTCGGCAACACCTCTAGGAAATTGATTTGTTGCATATGTAATAATCTTATAATTAGGATCAACCAATACGGCACCATTTTTTGTACTTGGATCGGGACTTGTTGCGTTACCGTGTGTATATGCAAGTTTCAGAAAATGTCCATCTTCTATGGAATTTGTTAAAGTAAATGGCATTGGTAACCAACCCAATTGTTCTTGTAAGTCATTCATTTTTTTTCTCTTGTGATTGTGGGAGTACGGTATCTCGTATTTCAGTTTCAAGTTGTTGTAATTTATCGGGATTTTCTTTAAGAAAATTAGATAAACGTGTTAGACCTTGAAATTTTGGCGGATCACTTTTATCAGCAAACATTGGAATGGAATACCATGCACCCGCTTTCTCTATTAAGCCCAAGTTTTCAGCATTCGTAACAATATCCTTTATAATGTCAATTCCAATTCCATATCTGAGAGGTAGAACACAAGGCAAAAATGGTCGCCCCATTGCCGATGATTGTACAGTGATATGCAGATCATGACCATCAGGCGCATTGGTCTCGATGTTTTTTTCCCATTGTTTTGTCCAAGTAACCTTCAGCCAGACAGAACAGGCATACTGTATCGCTACTCCACCCTTTTCAATATATTTGGGACCACGCGGTTCTCTGTTACTCATCATTTGTGAAATAAAAATTAAGATTATATTGTTCGAATCAACAATTTGCTGAGTGCGTCGAAAAAATGCAGATAATAGTTTGGCTGGACCGGCCATATCTTTATTGGAGCCAATTAAATTTTCCTGTTCTGTAATGGTCGATAATGCTGCTATACTATCAATAACAACAACAGCTTTTTTCTGAGTTTTGGCAATTCGTTCAATGATATTTAAGTACTCTTCTGCCATTAGAGGTTTATCCACCTGATATGGAATGATCTTAAGTTTGCCGGGATCAAGTCCTTGTATGGTGGATAATAAAGCGGGGGTACATCGTTTTTCGATATCAATATAAAATGTAGGACGATTTAATAACTGAGCATTTTTAAGTAATTCAAGACACAGTGTCGTCTTGCCGCTTTTAGCTTTGCCTGTAATTAAACAAACTACCCCATCGGGAATGCCACCACTCAGGGCTATATCTAATGAAAGTGGGGTCGGAAGAATATCTCTTGATCTTGGAGTCAAAGCTTCTGCTGCTGATGCAATAATTCCTTTACCATGCATTCGTTCAAGGAATTTATCAAGAGATTCGGCATTTTCCAATTTTGGCTGTCTTTTAGCCATTTTCTGCTTTCCTTACCTTCGCTAATGTAGTTTCCTCACCTATATCAACGAAGGTAGCATTTTTCACCATATCAATTGGTGTTTGTGGAGATTTCTTTGCCAACAGTACCCGTTGTTCCCCCAACTGAGCCATACGGCAATATGTTAATTTGATCACTTTGGTAACCGTTTTTTTAGCTACTAGTGCTTTAATATTATATTGTTTAATGACCTGTACCAGAGCTGTTTGCACTAAGGTGTCGGTAATATCTAATTGTTGAGAAATATTTTTGACTCCCTTAACTTCACGCCTAAATTTTGGCCCCCAGTATTGGGGGTCTGACCAAAAGCGGGGATTAAGCTTAGGATTGACGTTCAAACAAATCAATTCTATAATATATGCACGAAATGCTACATATAATCCCGGAGTGGTAGGGGAGGCATACGGGTATTTTTCACTTTTAGGTTGATGTCGTATACTCATTATGAATTCTGAATCAAGAAAAATCCTGCATTTGCCACAGTACGCTCCTCTGTAAATGTGTGGTCAAAATTTGGTTGCCTATACCAACAAACATTAATCTTTTGCCCATCATAATAACCAATTCCAACATAATTACTTTGAGAGCCTCCCCAAACAGCATGTTGTTTGTGTCCAAAGAAATATCCCTTTTGACTAGATGGCATTTTGATATCAACACCTTTTGGTCCCTGAAGCCGCACACCCGTAATCGAAACACCAGGATTAACTTTAAGCCACTGATCTAATCGAGCCCAAGCGTGTCTCTTACCACAACAATCATCCTGAATAACAGTTCGACCATCGGATAATGATGCTAAAAATTTAACTGTTGGCGTTTGACTTGTGACGCTAAATGCTAAAGTTGAATCATTTTTAGTTCCATTCATTTTTTTCTACTCCTTCTTATCTATTTTATCCACAAAGGGAGAATGACCTAATTCTTCATCTGCCCTCATTGATTCCCCTGGCGTCATAGCAGAAACGCCCTTCCCAACATTAAGACCTCTACGACTACTTTTCGGCTTAATGCATATAACACGATCATTCACCGGATTTGCTGTTAATTTTTGAAGATCATTTACTTCATTGATAATCTCAATAAAGCCATCTTCGTTGAATCCGCCATAAAAATCAAATTTTTTCGCTGCATCTTTCAAAAATTTGTTCCGTGTCTTGGCTGTCCTGCGTCCCAAGTTCACTGTTGAACTTTTTAAAAATGCAAAAAAATCTGTTTTAAATTCGTCAAAAGTCATTTCTAAACCTCCGTTGTGCCAAGAGATAAGGGGTTCTATTTTTACTTCGTAAAAAGGTAGTATATTGCTGATAACACTCTTGACTACATGCCCTTAATTTCCAAAACATCCCACCACGTTCTTTATCTCGTTTGTGCAAATGTGAACGCATCGCTAAAACGGTTGTATCCATACTCAAGGGATCAAATAAATCGTCATCACCAGAAGCCAAAACAACAAATCTATTACCTAACCACTTTGCAAAAACATCAAAGTCTGGTTGGATGTCTCTTTCAGTCTCGTGCGGTGTTCCATTAATATCAACAACAATTATTTTCATTTAGTCCACGCCTCAAACAAAACATCAACTTCTGGAGCACCAGTATCATTATCGGAAATATCAAACATCATGTTATCATTAGGTGCGCCTGGATAAAATAATCCAGGAATTTGCTGTACATAAGAACAACCACCACACAAACCACACCGAACTGCTATTCGTGTTAAAACTTCTGATTTATTGTCTCCCTTAATAGTCGCCAATTGCAGTACTAATAACGGCGTACCACAATCAGCACATTCAAAATTTACTAAACCTTTATTCTGTAATCCTTTAAGCTGCCGATCTTCACCATCGGTTTGATTTGTACGAATCTCTGCTTTATCCATTAGTCCACCTTTCCTTCTTGAATATATCGCTCTGGATTTTTCAATATCTTCTTATTAATTGGACCATCTCTCCAAAACGGTCTTTCACACTTGTTTTTACCTTGTCCTAATCGATCCTTGCCCTTTTGTGTCCTGCCACCCCTACAGGGTGTTTGGGTACCTTTTATAATTGCCGCTGACCCCATGCCAATCAATTTAACCAATTCTGGCAGACCACATTCAGGACAATCCACTAAAGGTTTCGCTGACATGGCATGGAACGCCTCGAATTTATGATTACAAGCTTCGCATATATAATCATAATGAGGCATCTAAATCTCCTTCATAATAAAACCAAGCCAATAGGCTTTCTCTTCACAATCAATATTTTCAAAGAAATCATGATTGAATTTTAATTTTTGATGATTTAACCCGCTTGACCTTAATCTAGTATAAATAGTTGTCCTAGCTACGCCTTAATCATGAGCTATGGCCGTTATGGTCTTGCCGTTTCGGATGTTTTCAACCAATGTGGACATACCTTATTATACCCCAAAAACCTATTTTTGTTCCGCAAAAGTCCCATGTTTTCGGACAAATTTACTAAGATTTTGTTTATCTTGTTTAGAAAATTTACCCGAATCAACTTCATATTTTAATTGCCTGTTAATAGTTGACACAATATCAGGTGAACTTTTTCCTACCTTTTGAATTGCATATGTTAAAAAAGTCAACAAATTGCCGCGTTTCATAAATGCTCGAATTAGTAAGAAACCGGCTCCAACGAAAATTAAAGCCATAACGCCTGTGCCAACAACGACCCAGCCAGCACCCCCATAATTTATAGTATCAGCTTCCACACGTTGTCGCCAAAGAGACAGTTGCTCTGCAATTTGAGTAGTTTGTTCAATGCGATTATGTATTTGATCTACTTGTTTGGCAACTACGGTATTATCGGCCTTTTGATCTACGATTTTTTCAAGCGAGCTTACGTCGCTTTTAATACCCTGAATCTCAGTTCTGACAGCTTCTGGCAATATGCAGCCTTGCATGACACAAAAAGGTAATACTAAAGTAGCAATTATTATTCCAACAGATGAGGTAAGACATTTAAATAGGTGAAAGAACTCTTGCGGGATTATTTTTTTGGCTTTTTTATACATTTTTTTACACCTTACTCAATTCGATAATCAGTGTTTCTCCGTTTATTTGGACAGTCGTTTTGGCAATACAGTTGGGTAAATGGGAAGTGGCTAATTTTATTGCCAGTGTTTCATTACAAATATGTTGGCCATATTCTTCAATGACCTCTTTAAGAATTTGTGAACTAGCAATTTTATCCATCAATTTATTCCTTTGTGCTTCCTTTTTTAGTATGTCCACTTTTAAAACTATAACTCAAAACAATTGTTTCTTGCTCACAGTCACATTTACATAACCAGCGAGGTTGCCCATGTTTATTTCTTCCTACGTATTTGATCACAGTAAGTTTTCCAAATTTTTGCCCAATTAAATCAATCAATTTAGACACATTTTTTATCCTTTATTGTTAAATATAATATAAAAAAATGTGATTAAGATCGTCGTTTTTGTGGCTTTGGGGAACATTTTTTATTTCTTTTCTCAAAGACTTTATTGACTAGATTATCTGCTCTTTTATTTTGATGTCTCGGCACCCATTTTATTGTCCATTTATCGAATTGTTCTAGAAGTTCAAGGACACAATCACGATGTTTTTGAAGTTCTAATTTGTTTGTTTTGAATGATCCATTCACTTGCTTGATAACTAATTGACTGTCACCAATAATATGAATAATATTGACTCCAGCTTTTAAGCTTCCTCGTAATCCCGCTATAAGCGCGCGATATTCACTAATATTGGATGATCCATATTTGCCGCAAAAACGATTTCCTGAGAATATTTCATTACCATCCATATCATATGCAACAAATCCTAAAGCCATCACTCCTTTACGAATTCCACCGTCAAAATATAATATAGCTTCCATCAAAATGGTGTCTCATCTTCTCTTATTTCTGTTTTTGCACCAGAACACATATC